ATGACCGAACTCGATGTCGGCGCGCTGGCCCGTTACGTGGTGATCTGGCGCCGCTGGCTCGAGGCGGAGGCCGAGGTCAAGCGCCGCGGCCCGGTGGTGAAGACCAGCAATGACAACATCATCCAGAACCCGTTCCTGGCGGTGGCCAATAAATGCCTCGCGCAGATGGGCCAGATCGAGAGTGAGTTCGGGATGACGCCATCTAGCCGCACCCGGGTGCGCATGGCGGCGCCGGCCGAGACCCGCAGATCCGTTCGAGGATGATCTGAACCGTGGCAGCACGCGTAAATCCGGTTGGCCGAACGGCATCGTCGTGCCCCGTGACCGCCTATGCAAAGGCAGTCACGGGCAAGATCACCGCGGGCCGGCTGGTGAAGCTGGCCTGCGCACGGCATCTGGAGGACCTGAATACCGGCAAGACCCGCAGTCTCTCCTGGGACCGCGCCGCCGCGCTGCACGCGATCGAGTTCTTCAGCCACCTGCGGCATTCGACGGGCGAATGGGCGGGCCAGCCCTTCGATCTGCAGCCCTGGCAGCAGTTCGTGGTGGGCTCCGTCTTCGGCTGGAAGCGGGCGGATGGCTTGCGGCGGTTCCGAACGGCCTATGTCGAGGTCGCCCGCAAGAACGGCAAGTCGGCCCTGCTGGCCGGGATCGCGCTCTATGCGCTGGTGGCAGATGGCGAAGCCGGCGCTCATGTCTATGCCGCCGCGACCACCCGCGATCAGGCGCGCATCGTCTTCGGCGAGGCCGAGCGGATGGTCGCGGCGAGCCCGGCGCTCTCGGCACGGGTGACGCGCACGGTCAACAACCTCGCGGTGCTGCCCACTGCCTCGTGGTTCCGGCCGCTCTCGGCGGATGCCAGCAAGATGGACGGTCTGAACGTGCATCTGGCCGCCGTGGACGAGGTGCATGAGCATCCGGGGCCGGAGATTATCCAGAAGCTCAACACCGCCACCGGTGCCCGGCGCCAGCCGCTGATCGTCGAGATCACCACCGCCGGCCATGACCGCCATTCGGTCTGTCGCCAGCATCACGAGTTCTCGGTCAAGGCGCTGGAAGGGTCTGTGCCGCAGGAGAGGCGGATATGTGGTTCGCCTTCATCGCCAAACATCGCCGACGACTGGCCGATCCTCGGTCTGGGTGAAGGCCAATCCGAGTCTTGGGGTTACGGTGAAGCTGGATGATCTGAAGCGCCAGATCGACGAGGCCCGCGAGATGCCGGCGCAGCAGAACGCGATCCGGCGGCTGCGGTTGAATGAATGGACCGAACAGGTCACCCGCTGGCTCGACATGGGCGTCTGGGCCGAGGGCGGGCCGGGTGACGGGGCGGGCGAGATATCCGCGTCGGGCTGGATGATCTGGAACAAAAGCTGTTGGGCCGGGAGTGCTATGGCGGGCTGGACCTGGCCCGGGTCAACGACCTCTCGGCCTTCATGCTGCTGTTTCCGCCGACGCGGGATCCAGCGTTCGGGAGTCTCGCGGAAAAGTGGATCGTGCTCAGCCGCTTCTGGGTACCGGAGGAGGACATCCTGCGCCGCGCCCGGCGCGACCGGGTGCCCTATGATGTCTGGCGCGACCAGGGGTTCCTGGTGGCCACCTCCGGCAACGCCACCGACTTCGCCTTCATCGAGGCGGAGATCGTCAGCCTCGCCGGCCGGTTCGATCTGCGTGAGTTGGCCTATGATCGCACCTTCGCGGGCGAGATCGTCCAGCATCTGCAGGACGAGGGCATCAACCTCGTCCAGTTCGGCCAGGGGTTCCTGAGCATGGCTGCGCCCACGGCAGAGCTTGAGCGGCTCGCGGTCTCGCGGCTCCTCTGGCACGGGGGCCACCCCGTGCTGCGCTGGAATGCCTCGAACGTCGCCGTCCGCCATGACCCGGCCGGCAACATCAAGCCCGACAAGGAACGCTCATCCGAGCGCATCGACGGCATCGTGGCGCTCTGCAACGCCCTCGGCCGCGCGATGCTGCGCGACGAGAGCGCCGGACGCTCGGTCTACCAGGCCCGCGGGCCGATGCTGCTCTGACAGGAACCTTTGCATGTCCCTCTGGTCCCGCCTCCTCGGCCCGCGAGGAAGCGCTGACGCCCGCCGCGCCTGCCTCCTCGACATAGGTATCAAGGAACCGTTGAGATAGGTGGTGACAAGTTTGGCGATCTGATCTCAGGTGACAGGATCCAGCGCTTCGTGATCGGTCCCGAAGCCGAATCGCGTCCTTCCCATCCATTGGGCTGGCTGTACAACTAATGCACCTTCAAAGGCTTGATTGAACTTCTTGTAAGAGGTTTCCGAGCGCTGGCCTATGGAACCATGGATTGATCGCGCCATCTTCGTGGCGCTCACTGCCCTTCCATGTGCCCTGCGTGAAGTCGGGTATCGCTCCTGTCCAGGTAGGTGTGATCGCACGTCAATTTGGTTCGTGGTCGCTCGCATCGCCAGGCATCCGCGCTCCTTCTGCAAGTTGACTGAGCGCGAGGAGTCCGTCTACGTCCGGTCCGAGTGCCGCGCTGACCTCTGACAGGGAACCTTTGCATGTCCCTCTGGTCCCGCCTCCTCGGCGCGCGTGGAAGCGCGACCCATGGCCGCGCCTGCTCAGCGACCGCAGGCTCCCTCGGCCCCTGGGCCGGTACGTTGGTGCACACCTCCGCCGAGCTGGAGCAGGTGCTGCGCGGCGGCCACGCCACGGCTCCGGGGTCGCGGTCTCGCCGGAAGCCGGCGCTCTCCGTCGCCGCCGTGCACGCCTGCGTGCGGATCATTCCGGGGCGGTGGCCACGCTGCCCTCGCAGTTGCGCCGGCGCATCGACGACCGCACCCGGGAGGACGCCTCGGACGATCCGCTCTGGCACCTGCTGCGACGCCGGCCGAACCGCTGGCAGACACCCTCGCAATTCCGGCGCATGATGCAGACCCATCTGCTGCTGCGTGGCAACGCCTATGCAATGATCATCCGCTCGCGCGGACAGGTCCGGGAGCTGATCCCGCTGCAGCCGGACCGGGTGGCCTGTCGGCAGAGGGACGACCTGACGCTGGAGTACGTCTACACCCGGCGCGACGGGGTGCGGGTGCGGCTCGGCCAGGCGGAAATGTTCCACCTCGTCGGCATGACGCTCGATGGCGTCACCGGCGTCTCGGTGATCACCCATGCCCGTGAGACGATCGGGCTGTCACTGGCGATGGAGGAGCACGGTGCCTCGACCTTCCGCAATGGGGCCCGGGTCTCGGGTGTCCTGCGCCATCCCGGCCGGCTCGGGCCCGAGGCCGTCGCCAACCTGAAGGCCGGCCTCGACGAGTTCCGCTCGGGCGGCGAGCAGGAAGGCCGGCACCTGATCCTCGAGGAAGGCATGGACTACGCCCGCATGGCGATGACCGCCGAGGACGCCCAGTGGATCGAGAGCCGCAAGTTCACCCGTGCCGACATCGCCATGTTCTTCGGGGTCCCGCCCCACATGATCGGCGACACCGAGAAGTCCACGAGCTGGGGCACCGGCATCGAGCAGCAGTCGATCGGCTTTGTCGCCTACACGCTCGAGGATCACCTGACGACCTGGGAGGAGACCATCGCCCGTGACCTGATTGATCCCACCCGCACCGATCTCTATGCCCGCTTCAACCGTGCGGCCCTGGTCAAGGGCGACATCAAGGCGCGCTGGGAGGCCTACGTGAAGGGGCTGCAATGGGGCGTCTGGAGCCCCAACGAGATCCGCACGCTGGAGGACGAGAACCCCCGGGAAGGCGGCGATGTCTATTATCCGCCGCCGAACATGACGGCCAGTGCGCCCCCCGACGGTTCAGGTACGAAGCTCCCGGACAATGAGGGCGAGTTCTCGGTGACTGGTTCCGAAACCGCCCCACGGAAGGGGACGGTCAGTTGGTGAACGCGTTGATCAACTCGATGACGGCAAGGACCTTTCGGGTCTCGCTGTCCACTCGATAGGCGCGGTTGCCTTCACGGTAGTAGCGCCAACCGTCACGCGGCTCCAGATTGAGCCGGCGGGGATCCCGGATGACGACGTAATCACCGACGCGAAGGACATCCCCGACGCGCGGGTAGTAGCGGCCATCAGACTTCCGGGCCTGACCGGGCGGCACGCAGGGAGGGTTTTTCTTGGCCAGACCGGGTGGGCAATGCTGCGCAGCGTGGCTGACATGCGGGCCGCGGGCCTTTCCATGACCCCGCCCGGGGTCCGACAGCGCCGGTGTCGCGACCAGCGCGACAACAACGGCCGCAACCGTCAGGGCTCCAGAGGATCGCATGGCAGTCTCCATTCTCGTGCGCTTCGGATCATCAACGCCCAAATCCGCCCGGAGTGCCAGACCTCCCGGATCACAAGCCGAAGAGGGTACATCCGCGCGCGCCTAGCCCCCTTGACCGACCTTGTGACCCGGAGTGGCCGCCATGGCTGCTCACGCCCGTCCCAAACAGAGGAAGAAACATCCATGACCTTACGCCACCTGCCTAAGCTGAGCGTAAGCCGCCCCGCCGCGCTTGCGCCGAGTGAACCCGACGGCGAAGTCATGACGCATTGGACCGCTGGTCTCCGCTCTGACAACCCCAGTGCCACCAACCTCATCAGCATGCTCGACGTGATCGGTGCGGACGGATGGACTGGCGACGGCGTGACAGCCAACCGCATCGCCGCGGCCCTGCGGTCGATCACCGCCGACGAGATCACGGTCGACCTCAACAGCCCCGGCGGCGACTTCTTCGAGGGCGTGGCGATCTACAACCTGCTGCGCGAGGACCCACGCAAGGTCACGGTCCGCATCCTCGGGCTTGCCGCCTCCGCCGCCTCGGTGATCGCCATGGCCGGCGACGAGGTCCAGATCGGCCGTGCCGGATTCCTGATGCTCCACAATGCCTGGGTGGTCGCCATCGGCAACCGCCACGACCTGGCCGCGGCGGCCGAGACCATGATCCCCTTCGATGCGGCCATGGCCGAGGTCTACGCCGCCAAGGCCGGCGTCGATCCGGATGTCGCCGCCGCCTGGATGGATGCCGAGACCTGGTTCAGCGGAGCGCAGGCCATCGACGCCGGGCTCGCGGACGGCTTCCTTACAGCCGACGTGGTCGAGATCGAGGCCAGCGGCAACGGTCCGAGCGCGCTCAAGCGCATCGACAGCCTGCTCGCAAAGCAGAACATCTCCCGGTCGGAACGCCGTGCGGATCGGACCGAACTCCGCGGCACGCAGGACGCTGCCGCTCCCGTCACGCCGCGCGCTGACGACGACTGGGCCGCCCTCGCGCGGTCCCTCATCCAGACGCTCACCTGAGAGGTAATCCCATGACCATGATGTCCCACCCTGCGCTGACGCGCGGGATCGTCGCCCTGCGCGCTGATGCCAGCGGCGATCCAAAGCAGATCTTCGCCGAGCTGCAGAAGAGCTTCGAGGCCTTCAAGGCCGAGCACGCCGCACAACTGACCGACCTGCGCAAGGGCCAGGAGGATGTGGTCCGGGCCGAGAAGGTCGACCGCATCAACGCCGCCGTCGGCGAGCTGCAGGCGGCCATGGACACGCAGGCCGCGCAGATCGCCGCCCTGCGCATCGGCGGCACGGCTGACGCACCCGGTCCCGTTGATGCCGCCTACAGCGAGGCCTTCCGGGCCCACTTCCGCAAGGGCGAGGTCTCCGCTGCACTGAACAAGGGCGCCGATGCCGAAGGCGGCTACCTGGCGCCGATCGAATGGGACCGCACCATCACCGACAAGCTGGTCGAGGTCTCGCCCATGCGCCAGATCGCCTCGGTGCAGACGATCTCGGGCGCAGGCTTCCGCAAGCTCTTCTCGGCGCAAGGCTTCGGCTCGGGCTGGGTCGGTGAGACGGCTCCCCGGCCGCAGACCAGCACCCCGACCTTCGGGCATCTCGACTACACCCCGGGCGAGATCTACGCCAACCCGGGCGCCACCCAGCAGATGCTCGATGATGCCGCGATCAACCTCGAGCAGTGGATCGCCAGCGAGATCGAGGCCGAGTTCGCCTACCAGGAGGGCATCGCCTTCGTCGCGGGCGACGGCGTCAACAAGCCCTCGGGGGTCCTGACCTATGCCGAGGGTGGATCCAAGGCGACTGCCCACCCATGGGGTGCGATCCCGACCATCACCGGCGCGAGTGCTACGGCGATCACCGCCGACGAGCTGATCGACCTGGTCTACTCGCTTCCCGGTCAGGCGGCACAGAACGCGCGTCTGGTCGCCAACCGCAACACGCTCGCAAGCATCCGCAAGCTCAAGGACGGTCAGGGCAACTACCTCTGGCAGCCCTCCTTTACCGAAGGCCAGCCGCAGAACGTGCTGGCCTATCCCGTGGCCGAGATGGCGGCCATGCCGGACGTCGCACCCGGAGCCATGCCACTGGCCTTCGGCGACTTCCGCCGCGGCTACCTGATCGTCGACCGCACCGGGGTGCGGGTGCTGCGCGATCCCTTCACCAACAAGCCCTACGTCCACTTCTACACCACCAAGCGCGTGGGCGGGGGCCTGCTCAATCCCGAGATGCTGCGGGTCCTCAGAATGGCCGCAGCCTGAACCAGCGGCCCGGCGTTTGCGCCGGGCTCCACCCTTGTCCGAATGGAGGCCAACATGGCTGTGAAGAAGAACGAAGCTGCGTCGAAAGCCGATGCGACCGTGATCGAGAACGATACCCACGGCGTCGCCGATCCAGCACCTGCGGTGGGGCTGGAGGAAGCGTCCGGCGCGATCATCGAACCCGGGGTCACGGATGCGGTTGATGTGAGCCACGAGAGCGTCGACGCCAATCCGCGCGAAGGCACCTCGGCCGTGCAGAACGCCATCGACTGGAACGACCCCAAGCGAGTGCGTCCCGATGAGGCCGACTTCATCGGCCAGGGCGTCGATCGCGCCGTCTACGGCAAGGGCAACGAGTGATGCGGCTGGTTCTCGTCACCCCGCCTGTCGCCCAGCCGATCACGCTCATGGAGGCCAAGGCACAGGCGCGCGTCACGCATGATGACGAGGACCTGCTGATCCAGCACTATATCGATGCCGCCACCGCCTGGCTTGACGGCCCGGCCGGGATCCTCGGCCGCTGCCTCGTCACCCAGACCTGGCGCGCGGAACTCGCCACCGTCGGTCCGGCGATGCGATTGCCGTTTCCCGACAGCCTTGTCGACGGTGCTGTGTTCATCGACGAAGAAGGAGGCGAGCTGATCCATGAGCTCGTCCTGCAGGATCAGCGTCCGCTGCTGCGGTCGACGACAGGGTACGGCCGCCCGGCGGCAATCACCTTCAGGGCCGGATATGGCGCCCCTGCCGATGTGCCGGCCGCCATCCGCCAGGCCATGCTGCTGCTGGTCACTGGATGGTACAAGCATCGGCGGTCACGGGCACAGTCACGGCCTTGCCCTTCGCCATCGAGGCGCTGCTGGCGCCGTATCGCAGGGTCCGGCTGTGAGCGTGGTCGCGGGGCAGCTCGATCGGCGCGTCACATTCCAGCAGGCAATCCAGGTCGTCGATCCCGACGGCATGCTGATCCAGGGGTGGGTAGACCGGTTCACCCTCTGGTGCCACGTCCGCTACCTGCGCGGCTCGGAGACGGTCATGCAGGCGCGGCTGGTCTCCAAGGCACCGGTAATCCTCACGGTGCGGACAAGCGCCGAGTCCCGAACCATCACCTCGGAATGGCGCGCGGTGATTGAGTACTGAACCGCCCCGGGTTTACCGGAGAGTTTGTGGTTCACTGATTAGGCTGCTTTTTCGGCAGCATTCAAGGTTTCGTGGAAAGCCTCCTCAGCTTCGTTCGGCGTGGATAACCGATGGCGTATGGGCGACTTCGCAAGCTCATGTCGTGCCGGCGTGGCAAAGGTCGGCTTGTCGTTCCTGGGTTCAGATGCTTCTTGATGTATGCGCGTCCGGCCGGTCGCCGCCGCGCGTGTCATGGATGGGAAATTGGTTCGACGTCGAACGTCAGGTCTGGCGGACCTGCTACGTGGGGATGCTCATTTTGCTGCGCGCTAAATGAACGTCCGCTTCGGGGAAGCTGCCATGCGGCACAGCCATCGATCGGTGCCTGGTGCCTGGGCGTCGGCTGGTCCCGAGATCATGGCCGCGCCAGGATCGGCCGTGCCGCAGCCATGACGCTCTGCCTCCGGCACGCCCCACAAGGCGTCCCCCGCCTGAGCGTCGATTCCGGGGGTTCCGGCCGGGCTGCGCTTTGGCTAGGCTGGCCGCAACCAAGAACACAGAAGGGTGAGTCCCGCATATGAACTGGATGCCATCGCCGGGGATTGGGCGGCACCAGTTTCGTCGGCGGCATCGGCTCGATCTGGGGAACGCTCGTGGGCGCGCTCATCATCGCGGTGCTGTCGAACGGGCTGATCCTGATCGGGGTCAGCGACATCTGGCAATATATCGTCAAGGAAACCCAGCGGCATCCCCAAGGACAGAAGCACCATCTGCCCATCTCCAAGCCCAGCAGACGGTCCGTCGGTCCATCAGCGCAGCCTCCGCTTGCGGTAAACGATCACGATGGCCAGCGCCGGCAGAACCGAGATCAGGCCCAGGCCCAAGGCGCAGGCGACCAGAACACGGCAGCAGCAGCGCATAGAGGCCCAGCCACGCCCCGGCCCGGTCCAGCATCCGCCACGGCAGCGGATCGCCGATGGGCGCATCGGCGCGTGGTGACAAGGCGCGGCGGAACGGCATCAGGATCAGCACGAAGGCCGCGGGCAGGACGTTGTGGCATAGCCGCCTGCCGGATTTCTGGGGCGAGTTCTGGCCCTGGGGCAGGGCGCCCGACAGGGCCTCGGTCTCGAAGTCGTTGCCGAAACCGGGCATGTAGCCCTCGGCGGTGCCTGTGGCGGTCGCGGCGATCCGGTCAGCGCCTTCGATTCGGAAGAGCGCGCGTCGGATGATGCGATGGGGCTTTGCCGGCAGCGCAGCAACACGCCGTGAAGCGCGGCACCGCAGGATGCATAGGCGCGGCGTCCTGGACCAGCCGCTCGGCCTCGGCGCGATGGCCCGCTGGCGGCGACGCGCCACCGCTCGCGGCTTCGTGTCGCACGCAAGCTGGCGCGAGCCGGCCGAGTACCCAGATCGACCACCGCCACCGGCACCTCGCGCAGCAGTTCGGGCCGGTAACGATAGGGATAGATCAGCGCATGGACGCCGCGACCACCTTCGCATGGCCCGACAGGCCACCGTGGGGCAGGATAGGGATACCCTCAAGGAGCTCGGAAGGATGGCGCAGGATCGCCTTGCGCGTCTCCCTGAGAAGAACCCCGAGGCGTTCGCGGACATGATCGCAGACATGGACCCCAAGGAGCGGGCCGCGCTGCACCAGAACCCGGACAACAAGGCATCGCCAGAATGAAAGGCAGGCCAGACGGACAGATCCACGCGGGTCGCGCGCAGGCGACTGCGTCGATGCGCAACTGGATATCCAAGATGCCGGCGTCGGCGCGGACCACGCCTGCGCTAGGGGCGGCATCGCCTCGCGCAGGAAGGACATGCCCATGTAAAAGCCGTCGAACAGAGAACATGCGACAAGCTGAAAGCGCGGGTTCGGACAATCGCGCGTCAGAATAGGACATTGGACACGCACCGCAACCCTTTAGCATGAACATGGCCCAACCGGAGATCAGCCTCTGCCAGCCGCGAAGTCTTCATCACCTGTGCCGCCCGTCAGCGCGACTCAGAGATGCCGAGGAACCGCCGGCAACCTGGACGTTGTACGTGCCGGCGCCCAGCATTGCGGGTAATTAAACCCGCCGCCAGCCATGTCGGGATGCGGGATGTGGCGGCCCGGGTCAAAGCCCGCATAGCCATAGCTAGCAGCGGGGCAAGATGGCAAGAATCGCCGCATCAGCGCCGCCAACACCGCTGTCGCCGCCGATGGCGCGGCCTTCTGCCTGCTGGTCTCGGACGCCCTCGCCCGCCGCCTGGGCCTGCAAGGGGCCCGCATCCTCGGCGCGGCCGCCTGGGGCTCCCCGAAGCGGCGGTGACGGATCGCGGGCGCCGCGGGCGACGACCGTCCCGGCGCTCAGTGCGGTTGTCGCAGAAGATCACCGCCTCGGGCCCGGCTCCGCGCAGCGCGTCGCGCTGACCGGCGGGCGCGAGCAGCGCGCCGCGCGCATGGCCCGACAGGATCAGCGGGCGCCCTCGGGCCGCTGTCAGCGCGGGCGGACACCTCGACGTCGGGGTGGCGCCAGCATTCGCACAGCGCCGCAGAGGCTGGCGCGGTCCAGATCGACCGCGGCGCGGCAGGTCGGGGCAAGCCGGGAGCGGCCGCCCGCCCAGAACATGGACCGCCAGCCCAGCAGGGGCAGCAGCACCAGTCCCAGCAGCGCCGTCGCGACCGCGCCGCCGTGATAGCCCGGCATCGCCGGGACGAGACCGCCCGCCCTCTGCCTGCGCCGGCCGGATCAGGGCGACATGCCGAGGCGGAGCCCCGGAACCGGCGTGGCGGGGGCGGCGCGGCCTCGAAGCTGCGCAGGTCGAAGTCGCCGTCGCGCGGGTCGCCCGCCAGCTGGCGAAATCGCCCTGCGCTTGCTCACGATCACCGCGCATCGGCCTCCGCTTCTCAGCGCCGGCACCGCACGCCCAGGATGTGTCGCGCACATACCAGGCCTGAGCGTCGAACATGTTGAAGGTGAACCACTGGTCCTGCATGCCCAGGTAGAACATCCTGGGATTGTGGACATAGACCACCCCCTTGTAGAGATCGGCCGTCGCCAGCCGGTTCGCCGTCTTCAGGCACGAGATTGGCCTCGGCCGGCCCAATCGCGGCGCCGGACTGATCGACTTGGGCCGCGGCCACGGCGAGCTCGTCGGGGCTGGCGCCAGGACACGGGCCAGGTCACGACCCGGCGCGTGGTGTTCGTGGCCGCGGCGCTCAGCGTCTCTCGGTCACGCCGCGACGGACGCCCCGCTGTTCCAGCGCCCGATCGCGGGTCGCGGCTTCCGCGCCATTGCAGGTCGGCCTCGGCCGCGGCCAATTCGGCCTCGCGGGCGCGGATGATTTCGGGCCTGGTGGGCCGAGGCGGTCTCATTGCGCTGCGCCACCACCAGGTCGCGGCCTGGGCGGCGCCCAGGTTTGTGGTCACGTCGCGCGCTTCCCAGCCGACCAGCAGCGGTCGGTGTTTCGGATTGCCTCGGCCAGTTTCATCGGGCCCAGTTCGACCCGCGCCCGGGCACGCGGGCGCTGGCATCGACCCGTGGCGCCTCGGCCTCCCCCTGCACCAGCATGGCGACGGGGCGGGTGGCGTACCATACCAACCCCGCGACAAGGCCGCACCGCTATGCAAAAATTCGGCGACCGCCCCCTAACCGGTGAAGAGGTTCGCTGGGGCCTGGAACACCTGACCCTGACGACCGAGCGGCTTCGGGAGTTAGGACTGGAAGGCTTGATGGCCGAGATCGCAATCACCTGCGCGCGAGGATCACGACGGGAGCGGGGCAAAGGTGCCGGCTCTGCCGCCCTGCGGCCGGAGAGGCGCCTTGTCCCTGCTGAAGGCGCGTCCGTCGTCGGCCAGCCCTTGCCTCGCGCCGGCAGGTCAGCGGTCGGACGGGCGCATATCGCGGAAGCGCAAGAACAGGAAATCTTGAAAGTCCGCGCCATTGAAGTCAGTTCAGGACCGTGACGCGGCTCGATATGATCTTTCCGATGGGTGTCGCGTTAGGCGGCCAACGGTGAAGGTCTGCCCTTGATCTCGCAAGCCGATCGGCAGCGGACGCAAACGGAGGCGCAA